CTCAAAATATCGGCGAGGCCCAGAAGATTGTTGCATCTGGTCCTGCGGCTGCAACTCTGGCAATTGGACGCCTAGAAGCTAAGTTTTACCGTTCGTCCGAGCCAGAAGAGAAGCGCAACACCAAACAAGTATCCAAGGCTGCTGAGCCTCCTGAAAACAGGACGCGAGGTCACGGCGGTAGATTTACCGTAGCTCCGGATACTGACAATCTGGATGCCTTCGAGAGAGAATTCTTTAAGTAAGTAATTTTCTCCGCGAAGGTTTTAGCTAAACACAAAAGAAAGGAAATTAGCTAATGGCTACTGTTACTGTCACGCAGCAAAAGCTCGTGATGAATGCCTTCGCGGCTATTTTTCAGAATAATCTGGTTGCCAAGGACCTTGTGACTTGGAAGCAGTATGACGCTGAAATGGATGACCGCAACGGCCTGCAGGTTATTGAGCAGGTTGGTCCGCGTTACGTTGTAACTGAAACTACGGATGGTGTCAAAGACCTGTCCAGTGGCGTTCAGGACAGCGTGTTCGGTTCGGAAATCTTCAAAGTCAACAAGACCTTCGGTTCTTCGATGGGTTGGGGCGACTTCGTGAAGATTCGGGACATTGGTTCGGCTCGTGAGAGTGAAGCTCTTCGCAACGCTGCCATGCAGCTCGCTGAGAAGATCGACCACTACATCATGGATACCGTCTCTGACGCTACTCATGGTTGGCTTGGTACTCCCGCGAACGGCGTTGACTCGTTCGGCGACTTTATTCAGGGTTACACCCGCCTGAAGGAGCGTGGCGTTGAGGATGGTGACATTCGCGGCGTTCTCACCTATCAGGACAAGGAAGACCTTGGCGAAGCCGTCATCGACTTCAAGGCCACCGACGCTCTTGCTACCGGCGCTTTCCGCAACGGTTTCACGGGCGCTATTGGCGGCATCCCCGTCCTGTTCACTCAGCAGCTTCCGTCACTGACGCTTGGTAACGACGTTACCGGCATCACGGTTGACGGCGCTGCCCAGAATGTGAACTATTCGGCGGTTGCTGCTTCCGGTGCTCCGGGTCAGTACAAGACCCAGACCATCAACCTGACTGGCTTTACTGCCACGACCGGCACTCTTGTTGCTGGTTCGGTCTTCACGATTGCGGACGTTTACGAGTGGGATAACCGCGCTCAGCAGAGCACGGGCCGCTTGCAGCAGTTCGTGGTTGTGACGGGTGGTACTGCCGACGCTAACGGTGACATTCAGGCTCGTATTTACCCGGCGATTATCGTTCAGGGTACTTCGGACGTGAATACCGCTCACGCTACGGTTGATGCCGCTCCGGCGGATACTGCGGCTGTTACGTTTGTTGGCGCTGCCAGCACCACGTACACTCCGCGCCTGATGGTCCAGAAGCAGGCTGTTGTGGTTAACACCGCAGACCTGATCCTTCCGGCCTCGGACACTTCGCATCGTCAGCAGCTTTCTAAGCTCCCGCTGTCCGTGCGTATGTGGCAGAAGAGCGACTTCGACACGGGTGCTCATAGCATTCGCTTCGACGTTGCCCTCACTGCTAACATTCGTGATCGTACGCGGATGATTCGCATTAACGGTGTGTAATCACTAACCGGGAGGGGGTGTGAAAGCTCCCTCCCACCTTTTATTTGAGGAGTAGCAGTTGACCCTAGTTTCAGAGATTATCCAGAGGGCTTACAGGGTTTCCAACATCATTCCGTTGGGAGCTTCTCCTTCGACTGCTCAGAGCACTGAAGCACTGAATTTACTCAACCCTCTGGTTCTGTCTACGGTTGGTAATGAAGCCGGAGACGATCTGATTGACGTTACCGTAGGTGGTAACTACGATCAATCGAGCATCTTTGACCCTTGGCTTCCCGACAACACTCGTCTACTGCTAAACCTAACTGAGGCGCTGACTATCTCTTTGGACCCGTATCCGGAGGATGGTCAGCGTTTTGCTGTGGTTGACGTAGACGGAAATCTTGGAACCTACAACGTTATTCTAGACGGTAATGGCAGACAGGTAGAAGGTTCTGCCACTCTGACACTTAGCACTAACAGTCTTGCTCGTCAGTGGATGTACAGAGCTGATACAGGCAACTGGGTTCGTATTGCGGCCCTTTCTACGTCAGACGACATGCCGTTTCCAACTGACTTTGACGATTATTTCATTGTCACTCTTGCGATGATGCTGAATCCTTCTTACGGTCAGTCTTTGTCGCCTGAAGCCATTAAGAGAATGGCGCGTTCACGTAGTCAGCTAATTGCTCGCTACAGTCAGATTAAAGAAGTTGACTCCGACGTAGACTGGAGAATGATCCCTTCGCAGCGTCGTTATTACAGCAACTACGGTGCTGACAACTTCGCTACTGGAAGGACATATCCTTGGAGGTAAGTGTTCAATTAGGTGCGGGTTCGTGGGTTCGCAATCGTGCGGACGAGCCTTCGTTTAACCTGATTAATCGCTTCTTTGAGGAAAACCCGACTAACACTGACGAGCAGGTGGCGTTGATCGAACGTCCCGCTCTGATTGATTTCTTGGAAGCAGGTGACGGCCCCGGAAGGCGTCTGTTCCATCAGCCGGGTTTTAGTAGTGGTGATTTGTTTCACGTCTCAGGAACTGAGCTTTACAAGCATCACATGAACCAAGCTACTCGTACGGTCACAACCACGCAGATCAGTGGTTTGATCGACGGTGTTGGAACTACTAATCCAGACATGGCAGCAACGACAGACTATTTGTTCATTGCTGACGGTTTCACACTTCAGTACACTGACGGCACTTCCGCTCTAGCGGCTATTCCGACCCCTGACAGTATTCCTATTATTTCCATCGACGTATTCAACGGATACATTCTCTGCGTCCAGAATAACAGCGATAAATTCTATTGGATACAACCGGGAGCGGTCGTAATCGACCCTTTGGACTTTGCTTCAGCAGAACGGTTTCCCGACAAGATTTTACAAGTACGTGTCGTAGGAGATGAGTTCTGGCTTCTTGGTGAGAAGTCGATTGAAGTGTGGCGTGCTACTGGAGACGGTGATGCGCCCTTCCAACGTATTGAAGGTCGAGCTTTCAACTTTGGTATTTTCGACGGAACTGCGGTTCGCATGAAAGACACGTCAGTTATTTGCGTTGCAGACGACGGGACAGTGTTTAACATTGCAGGCGTTCCCATTCCTATTTCCAACCCCAGTGTCGCCGAACGAACACGCGACGCTATTCTTGCAGCTTTGGGCGGTTAACACATGAGACTTTGGGAAGACGGTTTCGATCACTATGGTTCAGATACCGACAATATGTTGGACAATTCGTATGCCCAAGCTACGAATGGTCAAATGGCTCTGTCTACCACTCACTTTGTTACTGGAACTCGGGCAGCCTTGTTTAATGGCACCGGAAGTCTTACAGGTCCCCAAGGTCTTCGTAAAGTTCTTTCTAGTTCAAAAGATAAGCTAGGTGTTGCGGCTAGGTTTTATTTTAACAGTCTGCCTACTAACGCTTACGAATCTGTTATTTTCGACTTTCTTTCAAGTGACATTAATCGTGCACAAATTACATGCACAGTGGACGCTAACGGTGCTTTACGTTTCGTAAGAGGAAAGCCTACATATCAAGATGACGGAAGTTCTCTTGTTGCCGCTGGTACTAGTGGTACTCTTATTGCAACCACTGATCCTCTAATAAGTTCGGGCGCGTTTAACCACGTAGAAGTGCAGATTTACATTCACGATACCGCTGGCTGGATTAGAGTGGCGGTCAACGGTGTTCATCGTTATCAAGTTACCGGGCTCGACACTAAGTACGATAGTTCGAACATTGTGAGTGTTATGCAGCGTCGCACGTACCTTAACAGTACGGGTAATGGTGCTTTTTACATGGACGATTATTACATTTACGATTTCACTGGAGATAGCGCCGTTGATACCGATTTCTGTCCAACTACAGATGGATCAGGATTGGCGACTAATTACATTGGAGAACTTCAAGTATGGCCGTTATTTCCTAACGGAGATACTGCTGAAGCAGACTGGTTGAAGTCAACTGGGACCGATGGATACGCCCTAATTGACGAGAACTCTCCTAATGATGCCGACTACATTTACTCAACAGCTGTTAATGATTTGAGTGAATTTGATTTAGAAGACCTGCCTCCTGAGATTACTTATGTTCGCGGACTAGGTATTCACGCTCGTATGAGTAAATCAGACTCTGGCGCAGCTTTTGTTAAAATTGGTATGAAATCGGTAGCAGCAACTAGTGACGCTGCTGAACGGCCTGTAACTACCATTCCTACCTATTGGCGCGACACTATTGACGTTGATCCGAACTCTGGAGCCCGTTGGACTCGTGCAAGTTTAAATGCAGGATGGTTGCGTCTGACGCGGAGCCTTTAAGATGCCCACTACATATCCGCAAACTATTATTAATCCGGGTGCGGAAACGGGAAACACGATCGGCTGGACGATCCTTACCGGAGGTTTTCAGGCTCTCAACACCAGTGCTCATGGAGGCAGCTACGTCTTTGCCGTTCAGGGCAACACAAG